TCGATAAATACAGGAGTATTGGTTGTTGGTAATGCATACGGTGGAGTGACAAATCAAATAAATGGTGCTGGAACAAATTTACAAAATTTGGATGCAATCACACTAACTGCTGACCCATTTGAAGACGGAGCAAATTTGGATTTCAGACTAAATGGTGCGGCAGGTGGTGGTGCATTATGCAAAGGAACTGCGTATCCAACAACCTTTCAGGGAATAACTGGTGCTGCGGAAAGAAACGTCGGCTCACTACAACATACAAAAGAAAGCATTTCAGTTTTTTAATAATAAATAAAAGGGAGATATAAAAAGATATGGCAAGTCCTATTGCAAGGTTATGGAGAGATTCTGCTGGCGGCCCCATACTGTCGCCTGGCGCTAACAATGTATTTGCAAATGGGTTTCCAGTATCATTGGGAGGTGATTTGGTACAAAAACATGGAAAAGACGAACATTCTGCTGCCACAATACTTACTAGGTCAAATAAGGTGTTTGCAAATAATGCAGGAGTATGCAGAATGAATGATACAGCAACATGTGGACACAGCGTAATTTCAGACTCAAACGTATTTGCAGGGTAATATATTATGACATATTCTCATACAACATTTTCAACAATACTGACAAACCCTGATGGTACTACATCGGGTATTCCAATTAGTCATATGGAATTAACATCTGAAGAAAAAGATGTTATCAATCTTGCTTTTTCTGATGTTAGTCCATTTGTAAATCCACTTGCTGATGATATAAGCGTAAGTATTAGTAATATTAGTAAGTTACATTCATCAATTAATACTAGAAATACTACGTCTGATGATGACTTATATGGTTTATGTGGCACTCTTCTAACTAATTTAACCACATTATCAAATAATTTAAATTTTACATCTGATGAACCCAATTTTTTAAATCATACTAATAGATTAAGTGGTACTAGTGGTGGCAAAACTTGGTTAAAAAATGATGGTGAATTATATGGGTTTACTGGATTGCAAGGTGTAGCAGGTGCATTTAATAGTGTACAGGAAGCAATGAAGGATGAAGGAGATCCTGTAGAAGACAATTATTCTATATTTTTTACCAGTATTTTGACTGCTGGCAAAAGTTTAATGTCTGATATTGTGGATTTTGCTAATGATGGAGATAGAATTAGTGGTATTACAATAAGTGAACTGTTACCAGAAGATATTAGTGGACTAGAAACAGAATCAACTACGATGTCAACTGCAATAACTGATAATATTAATGCTGACAACACCCAATTATCATTTGCTGTGGATTATTTAAAGAAGTTTGGTCATGGAAACATGATCCTTGGTATGAGTAGAGACACTTATTTTGGTGGAGTGCTTCTTGATGACCTACAATCTGAAATCCTCGAATCTGAACTGGACGATATAAACTAACATAAATAAAAAATGGAACTTTTATCTAAAATGACACTACTAGTAGAAACAACAGGAAATCGATACGGTGAGGTTGATATCCTAGGATCATGGGTAGAAGTTGGCATGGTAGTTGCCGCAATTTGTGTTGGTGTTTTTGTAACAGTACCTGCAATCAAAGCATTTTTAAAAAACAAAAAGAAAATCCATCCATGTTCTTTAAAATTTCGAAGCACCCATACACGAATTCATGAATTTTTAACAGAGTTAAGAGTTGTGCTTGGTGCTTGTCGTTCTGTGATATTACAATTTCATAATGGTGGTCAATTTTTAGATGGGTCATCTGTTAAAAAACTTTCTCTTACACATGAATCCTGTGTTGTTGGAGTGTCAGAATCAGTGAGTTTAAGACAAGATCTTTTAGCATCCAATTTTATTGATTTATTAGAACACATATCCAAAGACTCTCCCATAATAGAGTTGACATCAAATATTCCAGATTGTCATTTTAAAAGACATCTAGAAGCGAATCATACACTGGTGTTTTCTTTAGTGCCAATAAAAGATATACGTGGCGTTTTGGTAACTGGTTGCCTTTTAATGGAGTGGTGCAATTGGGACAACGCTGATGAAATAGATGACGATAAAATATTGATAGAAGTACCTAAATACACTAGATATATAGAAGGGCAATTGCATTCAGGACAGTCAGGAGGATACTTAAAACAAAATGGAAAATAGATGGATAGATTTAGATTTGGACTTCACTGCTCATCCTACCACTGGTGATATAACAACATTAGAAGGTGTTGATGCTGTGAAAAGATCTGTACGAAATATTGTGCAATTTGCACGATATGAAAAACCATTTAACCCAGACTTTGATGGTGGTATTAGACAACTATTATTTGAACCACTATCCGCAATAACAGCACTTCATATAAGACAAAATATTATATCTGCGATCAAGCAGTTTGAACCAAGGGCACAACTTTTAGAGGTTCAAGTGATGTCTGATGTTGATAAAAATGCATTTGCTATCAAAATATATTTTAGGGTCGTAAACATACCAGAATTGGTGGCATTAGACCTTACATTAGAGAGGTTAAGATAACATGGCTACTACTAACTCAAATTTAACTATTAACGATTTAGACTTTGACTCTATTAAAGCAAATTTAAAAAGTTATTTGTCAGGACAAACCGCTTTTGGAGATTATAACTTTGAAGGTGCTGGTATGAATATTCTTTTGGATGTTCTTGCTTATAATACTCATTATGAAGCATTTTATAACAATATGATTGCTAATGAGATGTTTTTAGACAGTGCTGTAAACAGAGATAATGTAGTATCAATTGCAAAACATCTTGGTTATACCCCTACTTCAATGAGGGCATCATCAGCAACTGTTAACATTGTTCTGGGAAGTATAGTAGGTATTAGTGCGGGCGATTATCTTTCAATAGGTGGTGTTTTCGGGTCTGTTAAAGATGGTAGAAGCCACACGTTTATAAACACAAACACCTCTACCATTGATCCAAACGCATCTAACGGTTATCATATTAATAATCTTGAGATTAAAGAGGGTAAGTTTGAATCAACTACATTTGTAAGAGATTCTAAGCAGTCTGATCAAAAATTTATAATTCCAGCAGTTAATGTTGATACAAGTACACTCACCGTAAGAGTTCAAAATTCTGTTACTGATGATACTGGTTATGGTGATAGTTGGACTCTTGCTTCTGATTATAATGTTATTACAGCAACCACAAAAACGTATTTTCTTCAAGAAGTAGAAAACAATAAATTTGAGGTATATTTTGGTGATGATGTGGTGGGGAAAGAACCATCTGATGGAAATTTAATTATCCTGAACTATTTAACAACCAGTGGTAAACCCGCTAACGGTATTGGACAAAATGATGCAAGTGGAAACAGATCCTTTTCTTATGGGTCTGGAAATGAAGTAGTCGTGGTATCTGCTGCCGCTGGTGGTGCAGATAGGGAATCAATGAGATCAATTAGACACTATGCACCTCTTGCATATCAATCTCAAGATAGAGCAGTAACAATAGATGATTATAAATCTATTCTCACTAAAGATTACCCTGACGTGGAATCAATCAGTGTATGGGGTGGCGAAGATAACGATCCTCCTGAGTTCGGAAAAGTGATGATAGCATTTAAACCATCTACTGGAACAGTGGTTTCACAAGAAACAAAAGACTCTATAACCAATACCTTAGTGGAAAATAAAAATATTGTTGGTATGCAAGCACAAATTGTTGATCCAAAATATCTCTATGTTAGAGTTAATACTGAAATAAATTATAATTCTGATTCTTTATCGACAAGTGCAGAATCTTTAAAGAGCAGAGTTAAAAATACCATATTAGATTTTGGTGATGTTAACTTAGAAAAGTTTGAAAAAGGTCTTAGATATTCTAAGTTAATTAAAGACATTGATGATACCGATGTAGCAATACTAAGCAATGAAACTTCACTCAATATTGAATACAGGTTGTATCCAGTAAGTGATCCAGTAAGTGCTTCTTATTCAGCCGATTTTATTAACCCAATATATCATCCACACGATGGACATGCTTCCGTACTGAGCAGTACTGCATTTAATTACACTGAGGCCTCAGACAATACTACAAGAGAAGCATATCTTGATGATGATGGATATGGAAAAGTTAGAACTTGGTATTGGGCTAGTGGTATTAAAACATACATTAATAAAAATATTGGAAGCATAGATTATACAAATGGTAAAGTATACCTCAATGGTATAACAATTAATTCAGTTGTTAATGATAGTTTTATTAAACTTATAATTCAACCCGAAAACAAGGACATAGACAGTAAAAACGATACAATATTGGTATTAGACAGTAACGATTCTGGCTCTGTTACATTAACAGTTACTCCTAGCACTTATTTAATCTAATAGTGAGATATAATATTAAATGGCATTAGTTCCCCTCCATCTAGGTGTAGAAGGTATCACAATCAACGAGATCAGCCCACTTGCTGGGCCATCTGGTAGTGTTGATGATGGCGAGTCACATTTTATTAAAGACATTGTACCGGAGTTTGTTGCTACAGATCATCCATCATTTGTGGAATTTTTAGCAGCATATTACGAATGGATGGAGATTCAGGATAATCCAAAATATGAATCATTAAAAATGTTAGATAGAAGAGATATTGATGACACTGTTGATGATTTTGTTACTTATTTTATGAAAGAATTTTTAAAGAATTTTCCAGAAACTTTCGCAAGCACAAACACTAGTAAGAGAAAATTGATTAAAAATGTCAAAGACTTTTATAAGGCGAAAGGAACAGAAAAATCTTACAAACTCATATTTAGATTGTTATTTAATGAAACCCCAGAAATTGCATATCCAAGCAAGGATATCTTAAAGTTATCTTCTGCTAAGTGGAAAGAACCAATAGTATTAAAACTAACTAGAACAAATACTATATCTAATATTTTTGATATGTTAAGTAGAAAATTAGAACAACGGCATGCGATAACCAATGAAGTTACCGCGTATGGTTTTATAGAAAGTATATTGGCTTATGATATAAAAGGATATGAAGTACTGGAAGTTGAATTATCAGACATATTTGGAAATTTTCAATCAGAACAGAATGTTCAATGTGAATTAGCAGATGGCACCACAGTTTATGAATATGTTTATCCTACAGTAGCAAGCATAGCAGTGTTAGATGGTGCTAGCGGTTCTAGATATGCTGTCGGGGATTTAATAACTGTGTCTGGTAGCAGTCTGGGTGTTGATGCTCTTGCACAGGTAACATTGGTTGGTTTGAGTGGAGAAATAAACAAAGTTGATATAGTTAATACAGGAATTAATTATAGATCTGTAGAAAGTCTTACTGCAACTATAGCATCTAATGGTGGAACAGGAAGTGGCGCTACATTGGGTGTTACTGGTGGTGGTGATGTACAAAAGAAAAGCGGTTATTGGTCTGGTAAAGACGGTCTTCTTAGTGCAACCAATAAAATGCAAGACAACGACTATTATCAAGCGTTTTCTTATGTTGTAAAATCTTCAAGAAATATAAAAGACTATGCAGACAAAATAAAACGGATCATACACCCTGCAGGGTTTAAACTTTTCGGTCATGCACTTCTTAAAGAAATACTTACTGCGGGCGGTACACTTAGTCCATCAGTTAAAAAATACGAAATTCCAATGCCGGGTCATTATACACCCTATAGATTTACAACTGCTAGAAATCTGAGAGAAAACGGAACGGGTGGGTCTGGTGGTATGGACTTATATCCAGATGGGTATGGGTGGTCTGCTGGTTTAACTGGATTTATAGTAGGAGAAACTGCTAGCACCGTACACACTGTTCACGGTATATCTGGCCCCTTGGGTGGTTCTACCCATATCGATGAAAGTAGAGGTTCTGGTGCTTCTCATGGTACTGCTGACTCTCAAGGACCAGGCGGTACGCTGAATGGCCCACAGGGTTCACAATTTAATGTAATAGGTGGTGAAGTTTCCGCAACTGCGGTAGATGCGATTGATACAACTGGCTACACCACCAGCGATGCGGACGCTTCGTTTACAATCTCAATACCAACATCGGCAGGTGGTCTAGGCGGCACGGCTGTTACAATTTTACTTGATGAAGACAAAGATGATGGTACTCAAGCATCGGCAGCGGCTAACACAATCACAATTGGCACCTTTGACGCATCTGAAAACGATGACATGGTGGCAGATTTTATTATCAATGTTATTAATGGGGTGGCCGCTGGTCGCTTCATATATGCCTCGGAGGGAAATGGTCAAGCAGGCCACGACTTGGGTATTACTGCGAAACAAGGTTCAAGTGGTACTAAAATTACACTTACAATGGACCTAGAAGGTGAATCTGGTAATATTAGTGATGCACTGGCCAGTGCATCAGGCGTGGACATAGTTGATGAGGAAGACTTTACTGGTGGTGTAAATGCTCTTTCTGGTTGGGGTGATGCAATATCATCTGGTGAAACTGGTGGTGGTTATTGGAACATATACCCGCATCCTAATTCTAGAAGCATAAGTTCAATACCATTTTCTAAAGGTTTTACGCAGGATAGACTTTATATAACAGATATTGAAGGTGTACTTAACCCTCCAAACATATCAGCAGGGTCTACACAAATTCATGTCAACGAATTTGTGGTTCAGAAAAATCCCCTATCTCAACTTGCTGTTGGTAAAATAACAGGAATATCATTTCTTGGTCCTCATGAATGGTATCTTACTGTAAATACAATTAGTGGTATGTTTTTACCATATAATCAAGATATGATAGGTGGCTCAGCAGGATTAATTGAAGGACAATCTCATGGTGCTACAGGTTATATAAATAAAATAGACTATAATGTAGGCACCACTAGCGGTGACAATGAATTCAATTTTGTTAATATTAAAGACTTCTTATTTGGTATAGAGAGATAACATTAATGGCACTTAAAACAGCATTAAAAACTCACATCATAAACAAATTAATAGACGATTTTGCTGTAGACTCTAATAGTTCTAATTTTCTTTTTATAGCAAGACCAGAGGGTTGGAGTGACGATGCTTCTCCGCCCACTTATGTTGATAATACTGAGTCATATAATGATGTTTATAAAAGGATGATAGCCGCTAAAAGAGTTACCTCTGTGGATGCTTATTTAATGGCCCCCAAAAACTCATGGTCTTCTGGTTCAAATTATAGCATGTATACAGATGACGATGATATGTCTGGTATTACATTTTATACCACAAACTCAGATAACAATGTATATAAATGTATTTTTAATGGTTTGTCTGGTGGTAATACTACTAGTACTAAACCTTCTACTGCTTCTCCCAGAGGAACATCAATAAACACCATAACATTGAGTGATGGATATGTATGGAAATTTATGTTTAAAGTTCCAGAAAACTGGGGAAGGTTTATTACTGATGATCATATTCCTGTAAAGAAACTGGATTTAGAAAGTGGCGTTTCAGAAAAATTTGATGATGAAAGACAACTACAATATTCAGTGCAATATAACGCAGTAAATGGATCCATTGATTATATAGATATTACTGGTTCTGGCAGTTCTTATGGTAATCGAGTATTTTCTGATGATACTATTCTTCCATCTAATAAAAGAACCTATATTGTGGCCGCTGCCAATACTGGAACTACTGGATATGCAGATTTAAATGAAACAGAATCCTCTTATTCAGATGATTTTTATAACACATATGTTATTAATATTGTTAAAGGTGCTGGTGTAGGACAATCAAAAAGAATTTCTGAATATTCTGGAGGAATTAAAAGAGCAGTAATTGATTCAAACTGGACAACAATACCAGACACTACTAGTTTATATGAAATAATGCCAGAAATTACTATTGATGGTGACGGTGTGAGTGCAACTGCACTTGCAGTTATGCACCAAGAAGGTGGGATAACTCTTGGAAGTGCAAGGGTAACAAACAGTGGTAATGGCTATACTAGAGCATATGTTACAGTAAAAACTGCAAACAATGGTGATACTGCTACTTTTGAACCTATGATTAGTCCATATGGAGGTCATGGTTCAGACCCTATCTCAGAAATACCACCAACAAGATTGATGCTTTTGGCCAGACTTGATAGAGAAGATGGTGGTATTACTGGAAATAATATTTATACTGGATCATTCCCCTTAGTGAATGATTTTAGACAGTATGGAATACTAAGAAATCCCATATTAGCGACTGGCCCACGAAAAGGTAAAATCGCTGGTTTAGAAGTTGATACAGTAACAAATATTAATATAAGTGCCGCAACTGGTTCAGTATATAATGCGGGCGATTTCGCTACAGGTGATATAGTACTTGGAGAAACTAGCACATCTTGTGGTGAGGTATTGGACTGGTACAGATCAACGGACATCTCCAAGGGAACTTTAAGACTCTTAAATACCAATAAATTTATAATTGGAGAAAGTGTTATTGGTTTAGGTACTGGAAGCAACTGGTCATCAAGTGGAAAAGGTGTTGGTTATGTACAGTTTCAAGGTGAAACAACCATTACACAGACTAATAGCCACTATAGAATGACCACAGCATTGGAAATAAGATCAACTGCTGGCAGTTCAGGAACAACCTATAGTTCTTCTCACGCTAATTATGATCGAGACAGAACCATTTCAGGTGCATCTGGTAGTTCTGCAACTATTGTGGAGTACATTCCAAGTGGTGGACAAACAGCGACACTGTACTTGTCAACCATTGTGGGTAGTTCTGGTGCTGATCAACATGGATTCACAGTGGGTGAAAACCTTGCTGGGGTAACTGTTGAATCTGTAATAAATAAAATATATGTTCCAGAATTTGTAAAGGGGTCTGGTGAGGTGTTATATATAAATAATGTAACACCTATAACAAGACATAACGAGCAAGAAGAAGAGATAAAAATAATTATAGACATATGATCCATTAGGGGATATCCACCAACATGCCACTATCTTATGACCCAAATTTGTTTAACACCAATCCTTATTATGATGACTTTGATGAAGACAAAAAGTTTCTTAAAACTTTATTCAAGCCGGGTACGGCTGTTCAAGCAAGAGAACTAACTCAACTTCAAACAGTCCTTCAAAACCAAATTGAAAGAATGGGTTCTCACATATTTGAAAATGGTTCAGTTATTATTGGTGGGGGTATAGGTGAGTCAAAAATTAATTTTGCAAGATTGGGTACTGCAGATGCTTTAAGTTCTACAGACTTAAATAGATTAGTGGGTCAACAAATTTATGATACTAGTTATACAAATGCTAAGATTGTTCATGTTTTAGCAGGTTCAACTTTAAATGCAGACACAAATCAAGTTGTATTTTTTCAATATACATCTAATGGTACATTCACAGAGGGATCAACATTCGGAACTACTGGGGCTGATTCTGCAGGTCTTACATTTTCAGTTCAGGGAGCAGGAAACACAGCACCATCCATCGGTACTGACTCGACAATATTTACTGTTGATGAAGGTGTATTTTATGTTGATGGTTTCTTTGTAAAAAACTCTAAAGAATCTGTTGTACCGTTCAGCACTGTTGGTAGTGTAAGTGCAACAACTGGTGACAACAGATATAGGTCATTTGGAACACCAACATCATTAGTTGGATGGAGTATCTCAAGAAACATTGTTGATCACAATAGCGATGTAAGTTTGAGAGATCCCGCTTCAGGATTTTATAATTACAATGCGCCTGGTGCAGATAGGTATAAAGTTGATTTAACTCTAGACCATATTCCATTTGATGGATCACTTGGTAGTGCTACAGGGTTAACCTTTGATAATAAAGATTTCGTTGAACTGGTAAGGATAGTTGGTGGTAGTAGTACTAAAACAGTAAAATACACAGCCTACGCAGAGATTGAAGAAACCTTTGCTAGAAGAACCTTTGATGAATCTGGTAATTATACTGTAAGTGCACCAAAACTGAGAACAGTGACTCATGGTAGTGTGTTTACCCCTGCAGACACTAATAAATTTGCTGTTGGTGTTGATCCAAATAAATCTTATGTTGGTGGGTTTGAAGTCGATACTCAGAGCGTTGCATATCTTGAAGTTGATAAACCAAGAGATTCTGGTAGTGTTCCTTCATTTGGTGAGGTATTAGACTCTTCTATTGGTAACTACGTTTTGGTTGAAGGACTAGGTGGTGCAGGAGTTTGTGGTGGGTTTGGTGGTGTTTCCAGTGGTGATAAAAACGAATCCGCACTTGCTGTAAGTAAGCAACGATCATTCAGTATTTGGGGAGATATTATGACAGGCGCCAGTGCAGCGCCTGGTGCGTCTATTGGTAATTGTAATTTAAGATCCATGAAAATAGACGGATCGAATCTTAAAGCATATTTGTTTAATGTTGGTATGAGTTCTGGACACAAATTTAGTAGCGGAGCAAGGTATCTTGTTTCTAATGATCCAGCCCAATTAGGTCATACTGGAAATACTGGATCATGGTTTAGACTTAAAGCAAACTCAGCAGGATGGACTGGGCCGCACGAAGCGGGTAAACGATCAATGGTATTCCCAGTTTCTGGAAATAAGACAATTAAAGTGGGGCCTGGTAATGAGCAGTCTTATGGTAGTAAATTCGTAGTACAAAAAACATCCACCTTACATTTTGCAAGTGGAATAGATTCTGCAACTAAAACTATGTCAAGTGGTATAGGTTTACTAGACTCCGATGATGAAAACTATTTGGTTTGGTTTGGTGCAACCGCAGATACTGACGCTGGTGTAACCGGAACACTACTTTCAACAGATGAATATACTGTGACTGCCTACAACATAGATACACCCAACGCAAGATTTAAATTAAATTTATTAGGTATGTCTGGCCCCGCAAATGGTTCAACTGCTTCTATTCTTCATCCAGTTGTATATGACACAACCACAGTAACTGGTCAAAAGATTTATAGGACTCTAACTAGTACTACACAGTCAGACACAGCATTTACCGTCAGTAGTAGTGATACCGTGTATCACAATGGTGCTACATCAGTAAGGTTTACTTTAAATCATGGTCATGTTAAAAGTATTGGTTCGGCATCACATAATGGTGCTACCGTATTAGCCAGCAATATGACATTGGATGATGGTCAACGCCAGTCTGCCTTCTTTAGAGGTTCCGTTTATATACCAACAAGTGTGCTTACTCCTACTGATGGTAATTATACTGTAAACTTTACCTATGATTATTATAACCATACTGGTATTGGGCCAGCAACTTTAAATAGTTATCCGGATTCATACGAAGATATTCCATCGTTTAATGATCCAGACAGTGGTAAAATAATTCAATTAAGAGATCATATTGATTTTAGACCTGTAGAAAAATCTGATGGAACATTCACTGAGTTTGGAATCCCATTTACTAAAAATAGCAACTCATTTTCTAAAATATCATATAGTTATTATTTACCAAGAATTGACAAGGTAACTCTTTGTCAAGATAGAACATATAGAATTGTAAAAGGTACATCATCTATTACACCTCAAGCACCACAAACATCTGTTGAAGATTTAGATTTATACCTTTTAAAAATGAAACCATACATCTTCGACTTAGGTAAAGATGTTGATGCAAAGTATATTGATAATAGACGATTCACTATGAAAGAAATCAGTGAATTAGAAAATCAAGTAGAAAATGTAGAAAGAGACAGGTATCTAGAATCTCTATATAGTGATGCTATTGCTAGAGGCGCGGCAGAAACAGGTACACTGGTTGAAGAAGGTACAATTGTGGATGACTTTAGCGGACATGCGTTTAGTGATGTATCCAACAGAGATAATAACTGTAGCATGGACTTTAGGGATAGAGGGTTAAAAGCACCATTTACCACAAATGCATTTAAATTTGATGTAAATACCTTGCCAGCCGGTCTAACCTTAACATCAGGTAGAAATGTTACGTATGATTTTAGCGAGTTAAAAACACTGGGCATATCATATGGTACATCATCCCTGCCAATTAATCCCTATGGTAGTACAGACTTTTTAGGTTACCTAAAAT